TCCAGGACGCTGGTATCACGTAGTAGCTCAATGGAATCCAACAGATGACTATACATATTTAACAGTTAACAATGTAACTCAAACATCATCAAATAAAAATACAGGTTCTGGAAATAACTTTGCGGGAAGCAATTACTTTAATATTGGTGCAGACTCAGGTCTATCATTTGACTTCCTTGCATTCTACTCAAGCGTTTATAACAGCACATTTTTATCTTCAACAGATATCACAAATCACTATAATGCATTTGAAGCAGCAAGATATGTTCAACAGTCAAAAACTGTAGTTGCTGAGCCAATGACTGCTTTTGGAACAATGCCAACGGCAGTATTAGTAGTTGCAACACCTGCAACCGCATTTGGAACAGCAGTTCATCCTTCAGCAGTTGTAGCAGTTCGGAATAAAACAATTGCAGCAGCAGTATTGACCGCATCAGCACAATCAGAAAATCCAGTCTTCACAGCTGGAGCAAATAAAGGTGCAATTCATATGAGCGCATCTGCCCTTATGGGTCCAGATTCATTCCCATTCATTTTAGGTATAGGAAGAGGCAATCCAATGGTTGCTTCAGGATTGATGCGAGATGCATCTGTAACAACTGAAAAGAGCGCTTTAATTAAACCTCAATCATTAAATGCATCATCATTATTTGTTTTACCACCAGCCTATTATTTAGTAACTGATGATAGATGGTATCAGAGACTTCTAAATGTTGATTACCAGTCTAATGATTTCAATGGAGTTACAACATTCTTTAATACATCAACTGACATTGTAAGAGGCGGAGGATATGGTGGATGGAATGCTATAGACCAAAGAAATGTATTTAATACATACTATGGATATAATTTAAATGACTCTCCACTTCCAGTAGCTTATGCTGGTTCAATTGATACACAAAATAGAAAAGCATTAAGGCTTAGAAATATTGCTTTAGTTTCAACAGATGGTTATAGTAATTCTGGTGCTAACTGGACATTTGAAACATATATTAAAACAACTAAAAAGAATCAAATCTTATTTGTTGGAAAACAATTAGGCGACAGATCAAATCCAAATTATCAAGATCATAATGCAGCATGGAGACTTAGAGACGGAAAGATAAGTTTAAATGAAACTAAATCATTAAGATCTGGATGGCCTAATAGCTTAGATGCATCGGAATTTACTGGATTTAAAGATATCGCTGATGGTGAATGGCACCATATTATTATTCAGTTTAGACAAACTGGAGATGATAAAAATGCCCCAAGAACACAGGTATTTATCGATGGTGAATTAGATATTCAACGCTATGGATATCGTGCATATGCAATTCATCAGATTGGCTATAACTCATCAGATGTAAATGCATACTCAGACTTTACAACATCTGCTGTATCTCTAAACCAAGGATCATTTGTTCTTGAAAGAGAAACACATCTTAATTATTATGCAGCAGTTGGAATTATTCCAGTAGAAGCGCCAACTGCATATGCAACCGCTACATTTACACCTGGAAATAAGGGACGAGGAAATCGTGGTCGTGCTCTTATGCTTTACTTCTGGCCAACATTTAAGGTTGATGAACCAAGATATGTTCCATACCAAAGATTTATGGCTGGAGAATTAGGTCTTGGATTTACAAATAATGACCAAGGGGGTTATGGAAATGACCCAGACACCTTCTATCCTATTGCTACACAATTAGGCAAGGGTGCTAATCAATTCTATGATTGGGATATCTGGCCAGTTCCAGTAACATATTATCCATCTGGTGATACATTTGTTGGCGATAGCCACCCAATTCTTAAAGACGGAATATTTAAAGGCGGAACCGACAAAGGAACTGTCTATGTTAACCCAATTACAGATAACGAAAGATATTTAAACCTACAAGAAGATCTTAAAGATTTATCTCAGTTTGATATGATTTGTTTCCGTAACTATCCAGACGAATCTGGCGAAAGAGATGCATATGGAACTTCTTCAAAGGGTGTGGCTGATCCATATTTCAATGTTCTTGATAAAAATCTATTCGAAGACTTCCTTGTATCACTTAGAGATGCTGTAGATAGTGGTATTTCATTATTAGTTACTAACCCACAACTTGCTATAGATCTAGGATTTATTGATACTTATCATCAAGTTGATGCACTTGACGGTGCTGGAAATAATAGCGGATCAGATCCATATGTTCCAATTAAGCTTAATGATCCACTTAAGACTGGATCACCAGTGCTTGGAATCAGTTATATAACTGACATTACATCACCAAATAGAAATAATGCTTATGAAGATTATTATAGAAATAACTATCATCAAGTTGTAAATACAATTCCTGGATTAACAGACGATCCAGCTTATATTTGGACTGATGAAGTTTATTATAATGCAGACGGACTAGAATATGGTGAACTAGGCAGAGTTTGGTCACATATTGAATATAATCCAGGTTTGCAGCCAGGAGATAAGTTCCTTATTTCTTCTATGATTAACGCTTATGCTTACTACGCAGTTCCTTTGGAATCAGTAAAAGCTGGTAAAGTAATTACTAAGTTTGCTGACACATATATGCACGGAACAGTTGAGCGTGTAAATCCATACAGAAATTATGCAACATCAATTGCAGTAGAGCCAGGAACAGTTGTGGCTGGAAAGCAAATTGGTGCAAAGGTATTTATTTCCTTTACAGACAACGTTGGTAACCAAAAGTCACTGACGCCTTCATATGATAACCCAGGCTCTAATACACCTATTGAAAATAGACTTGTAGAATTAAAGAGCGATTACTGGATTGATTATGCCTATTCAACAGGCAGCATAAGTGATACAGAACGTGATTACTATAAATCACTTCCAAATAACATTGATAACCTATATCCATCTGGCGGAGCAGTAGCTAATGCTGAAAAATATTGGACATTAAATGGATCAAATATTGTTGCTCAACAAGATTTATTTGGAGACAACGCAGAAATTGGTACAGACACAGCAGAATCTGTTAAAAAGGGTAAAACTGCTGCAAGAACCAGAGCGGGTATGAAAAGAAGAAATACTGTTTCTACTTCATCACTTCCTTCATATACAGTTCAATCAAGTTGGGTGTTCCCAACCATTGGAGTACCTATTCCAAGCATTAACACACGTGCCCTATGGTGGTTATCAGAAAGACTTGAATATACTGATGGTCTTCCACAGCGTCCAGTTGGGTTTGAAGCAGATGCATTTATGCCACAACCACAGGTTACTGGATATAAGGTTGCTTCAATTAATGCTCAGGCTATGGTATCTAATGGTAAAATTAATGAAGTTAATGTTAACTTTGTTAGCACTCAATCACCTAACGTTGTAAACACAACGCTTCCTCTAACAGCCACAGCAGTAATGGTTGGAATTGGAAAGAATATAATTGCAGAGAAGTTAGAAGCAAGCGCAAGAATGGTTTATAGCCCAGCCTCCTTTACTGGATTTGCCGTAGATGAAGTTGTTCTATATATCATGCATGAAGACCCAATACTATATGTAAGAGAGGATGTAATCAAATGATTAGTCAATACTGGAAAGACCAAATTCCTGCCAAACCTCTTTCTATTCAGGTAAAAGATCAAAGCGGTACAGATATGAACCTCTCTCTTTACACAACAATAGAAGCGATTTTGATAGGAAGTAATAATGAAGAAATTGATCTCACAGGATCAGTTTTAGATACAAGTAATAAAGTAGCAGGAAATATTGTTTTCAGATGGCCAACAAGTAGAAGTTTATTTGAGTGGGCTGGAGATTATGTATTCCAACTCAAGTTAAGCGGAACTGGTAAATTAGACTTTACTACAACGCATCCAATAAGAGTAAAAGAATTAGGAAGGGTGGCCAAAGGCAATGTTTACTACCGTTAATAACGTATTAGAATACACAAATAAAACAGTTGATTTAGGACTGGTTAAACGTGCACAATCAGTAATAGAGGTCTTTGTTGGACGCTCTGAAATTGATATTGAAAATCCAAATGACCTAATGGTCTTGGATAAAATGACTGCATACCAAGCAGCATACATGTTAGACAACGAGGATGTTGTTTATTCTCAGATTGCGTCTAACTCAGTAGGATCTGGAGATTCTGCACAAAACTTTAATACAGCTATGTCTGCTCCATTTATAGCACCGCTTGCTGTATTTGCAGCTCGTGGGCTATCATTTAAAAGAGCACGTAGCGTCTCAACTGGAAAGATGTTCCAGTGGAATCGTAAAGTAGACTGGAGAAGTATTTAATGAAAGCAAATACCACCAAACAATATCCATATCTTGGAGATTATTACGGATATACAGTAGTAACATCGGCGGACGGCACAGTAACAGAAAATGTTTATGCTACCGTACCTACTCAAGTTACCTTGGAATTATCTGTAAACTTGCTTGGTGATTTGGTCATTGAAAGCCAGTCTAAAATGCAATTGAACGGCTACATTAAAAATATAGTTGATGCAAATGATGAAGAGATCTATACTGATGGCGAATGGAGAATATTCCAAACTGCACCAGTGCTTGGCCCAATGGGTTTAAAGGCGGGATATAGATATCGTGCAACAATAATTGCTGGAAATGTTTAATGGCCGTACAGTTCGATATAACGGATAAATGTTTATCCTTTATTAAAGAATCAATTCAAGATATGCCTGCAAATGAAGGGCAAAGATCTCTTGTAAATAATCTGCAGTATGATGGCTATACTTATATTGAGTATGATGCCAGCATTCCAGCAGCCCAAGCAACATATGACTGGAATATAACCTCATCTCATCCAGAGGCAATTTATCAGATAATAGAGCATGCCTATGACTCTGCTGAGCTTATTGCTAAGCAGGCAGAAACAATACTTGATGTATTCTCACCAGATGAATGGATTATTGATGGGTGGGACGGATGAATAACGTACATATGACCCTATCAATAATTGGCGGGTTAATCCTAATACAACTACAACTAGTAGGAATGGTTAAATGGTTAGTTAAACATTACCTATCTGAACTTGTACCCAATTCTGGCTCATCTATGAAAGATCAGATAAATAGACTTGAAGCCAGACAGCATGAAATTTACAGACATTTCATGGATAAAGACATTTGACACATAAGATTTAATATACTATACTGTAACTATCTCTCAGAAAGGAGATAGTATGAAGCACAGCGAATTTAATCGTTACATTGGCGATATGCCGTGTAAGGTAATTACTGACGTATTTGAATTTAAGTCAGCAACCACATTTAAAGCTGTTTGTTGGGATCTTGCTCGTTATGGACATTACACAACTGGAGCCAATATTAGAGTCTCTATGGAAACATTGGCCAAGGAGTGCGGTGTTAATAGAAAGACTGTTCATAAGGTAAAAGACATATTAAAGCATAACCATTTATTAGTCAAGACTGGCACAACACCAGGTAATATTACCATTTGGGCATTAGGAGCAGTTGTCCCTTATGAAGACCTCAGAAGTCCGTTTCCTTCAACTAGGCTGTCCGTTATAGAAGGACATAATAATAAAGAACATATTAAAGATCATATACTACATGTTTCTAACGAAACATTGGTTACTAATCTTTTAACTCCAGAAGAATATAATAAGTTAAGTGATTCTATGTCATGGTAGAAAAAGGAGATATTTACTTTTGTAATTCATGCTGGACATACTTGAGATACCTGGCTCACTGCGAAAAGTGTTCCGCCGCCGCCGCCAAAATAGGATGGATGGTCTCAAATGATTCCAAAGTGTAAATGCGGCAGGAATGCCAATCTAAAGGGCATTGGCAAGACAGGTAGGAAATACTATAGGACCAACTGTCTAACATGCCGCAGAAAGGCTCACAAGGCCAAAAAAGGGTATTGTGAGAGATGCCTTACAGTACCTAAAGACAAAAAGCTATTAGATGTAGATCATATTGATGGTAACAGAGCAAATAATGAACCACAAAACTTACAGACATTATGCAAACCTTGTCATAAAGTCAAAACAAAAGAAAACGGAGAATATAAGAATCGTGAAAAAATGCAGCAGCTGTAAAGTAGAAAAACCATATACAGAATATAACACTTCTAACGCAAAATACTCAGATGGCTTTCAGAACATGTGCAAGCAATGCTGGGTTGGCTATAACAAGGCCTACACAGAGGCTAGGAAGCGAGCAAGAGCTAGGTTTGATGTACAGAGTAAGGTCTGCCTTGATTGTGGCTCAGAGAAGCCTTCTAGCCAGTTTGGGAAGCGTTCAGTATCATTGGACAAATTGAACTCATATTGTAAACCATGTTGGAGACAGCGTGTTTATAAGTCTATTAGAGACAAGAAAAATGCCACGATCTGATAAAGATATTAAGAGAGAACGATATGCTCGCAAAACCGACAATACAGGAAAAGTCGGAAAAGAGAATCAGGTAATAAGAGCCTTCTGGGATAAGAATAGAGTCTCAGATATTATGTTACTCACCAGTAAGGAATTAGATAAATTAATATCTGCTTGGATGGATGAATATGAGGCTAGACAAAGAGAGAAGAAGCCTCATTGGTGGTATCCAACTATTCCTGGAAAAACATTAAATGAAGTTCGTAATACAAGAACTGATGTTGACAAAGGATGGCACCTATAATATAATTCTATTACTACCGTTTGCCAAAACGTAAGTGACCTCCCTAGGTAGAAAAGCTCAGCAGTTAACCCCTTATCTGCTGGGCTTTTTCTTTTATATAATGTATACTGGTTACTACAATGCAAGGACGGAAGAACTAGAGTGGATCCAAGAGATTTCTTAACCAATAAGACAGAAGGCAAGAGATTATATCCATATGCCAAAGACGTCTTTTACCACCCATCTGGCATATTATCCATGACAGTAGAGATCTATGATGATCACGACACATACGAACAAGCATTTGGATTTAACGTACACGGGAAGCTAAAAGACTTCCTAGATGAACTATATCAGGAGGAATAAAATGGCAACAAAGAAACAATCAGCTAAAGTAAGCAAGGTCATGAAAGAATTCAAGGCTGGAACTCTTAATACAGGCACTAAAAAGGGCCCAATAGTGAAATCACCTAAGCAAGCAGTAGCAATTGCTCTGTCAGTCTCAGGACAAGCAAAGAAGAAAAAGAAGAAATAGGGCGGAATGACTCAAAAGTCCAAGAGTAGAGTAGTAATAGATACCAATAAACACGGTATAAGACGAGAAACAAATTTAGATAAAGTAGCATCAAAGGCTCAAAAGAAGAAACAATGGGAGAATAATCCTCATTGGAAGAAAAAGAAGATATCTAATTCAGATATCTAATTTAATATTTATATATCAGAGATCAGAAACGTGCCCCGTAAAGGGCGATTTATAAATAAAATATGTCTATAAAATGATATATCGACATATATAGCGACAAATAGATAAGTAGATTTGTCGACAATTGGAGATTAAAATGGGATATCCCGTATTTACAGAAGAACAAGTGGCGGAATTTATAGAGACAGCTAATGAAATGGGTATTGGTCCAGCAATGAGACTATTAGGATATCCTAAGTCATATCATACAGCTAAGAAGTTCTATGTTCAAAGGAATATAGATATGCCATCTGCTAATACATTGGCAGTTATGGCAAAACAATTAGACATCTTCTATAATGATAAAGAGAAAGTATTGGCGGCACAGGCAGTATTAGATAGATCTATAGAGAAGCTATATGAGGATGATCTATTGGCAGAAGATATCAATAAGCTATCAAATGCTATACATAAGGCAATTCAGACTATTAACTTAATTGAAGGTAAATCTACTAACATTAATGAGAACCGTTCCAAAGATGGCCAAGATCTAGCAATTATAGATATCTTAAATGAGGCCAAGGTAAGGAATGAATCTATAAAGGATAGCTTGAGAGTTATACAGAATTGAGTCATATGTCAGGGACCACCCGAATTGACAAATATAGTTTATATGCTATTTTTGCAACTACAAATAAATTTGGACTATAAAAATGTATAGTATATCTAATTATCTAGAATCATTTAATCCACAATTACTGTCATTTCCAGAAGGTCGACGGGAATTAACTAAATATGATCCTATGCTCTTTGCATTGATCTATTTGCCACACCATTTGAAGAATTCATCTGAGGAACTTACTCTATCTGAATTCCACTGGGACTTGGCTGAATATGGAAAGACTTGGATCAATAAAGCCACAGAACCTAAGACTGGACGTGATGCATTTATTGCTCCTAGAGAATGTGGCAAGTCAACTTGGATCTTTTTGATTCTTCCTATGTGGGCCGCCGCCCATGGTCATATTAAGTTTGTGGCTGCATTCTCAGATGCTGCTTCTCAGGCGGAGACGCACTTAATGACATTTAAAAATGAATTGGATACCAATGAATATCTTAAAAGCGATTATCCTGAGCTATGTACTCCAAAGATTGTGGCTGGTACTGGTAGATCCCTTGCCAACAACTCTTGGAGAATCGTTCAGTCTAATGACTTCATATTTGATGCTAATGGTATTGATACTAACTCTCTAGGTAAGAAGGTATTCGGCCAACGCCCTGATCTTATTATTCTGGATGATATTGAAAAGGGTGAAAAGAACTACTCTGAATATCAGGCTGGACGCCAGATGAACACAGTATTTGATGATATTGCCCCTATGAATATCTATGCTCGTATGATTTTAATTGGAACAACCACAATGCCTAACTCTATGATGGATCAGTTCCGTAAATACTCTCAAGGTGAGCGTGAACCTGCTCTACAGTGGATTTCAGACCAGAATGTAGACGTTCACTACTATCCAGCTATCATGACGGCTGAAGATGGCTCAGAACGCTCTGTATGGCCTGAGAAGTGGCCTATAGAGTGGCTACAAAGCCAGAGGCACCTAAGAGACTTCGCTAAGAACTATATGAATAGACCAGTAAATACAGATGGTAATTTCTGGATTAGCGAAGATATTATTGTTGATGAGGGTGATTATGGCAACACAATTATTTCAATTGACCCCGCTGTAACTAAAAATAAAGTTTCTGACTATACAGGTGTCGCTGTATTGAGCAGAGGAGAAGATGACAATATCTATGTAAGAGATGCTTTTCAGCTGAAAGTATCTCCTTCTGAGTTGGCAGAAAGAATAAAAAGCCTTGTAGACATTTATGATCCAGGCGTCATATATGTGGAAACAAACCAAGGTGGTGATCTATGGAAAGACGTCTTTAGAGACATTCCTGTAAAATATAGATCAGTAAGACAATCTGTTTCAAAGCAAATCCGTGCAGGAAAAGCTCTGAACTTCTATCAACAAGGCAAAGTCAGACACACATCACACTTTGCTGTCCTGGAAGAACAAATGTATTCCTTTCCAAAGGTTTCACATGATGACGTACTTGATGCTGTAGTATCTGGAATTCTATATTTCCTAGACAACAAAGCACCAAAGGTTCTGTCAAAACAATTAAATTATTTAAGGAGATAAAATGTCAGATATTAAAACGGCTTTAGAGCAGATTATCGTAAAAAGAGATGGCTACAATGAAGCAGAAGCATATTATGAAGGCGTTAATGGCGAAGTATTTGCTAATCAGCGCTGGTTCAAGATGTTTCGTTATGAAGGATCAGATTTTAGATTCAACTTCAGCAAGACTGTTGTTGATTCAGTATTAAATAGACTTGAGATTAATCAAGTACTCGCAGGGACACCAGAAGCAGATGCATTCATTGATAAGGTCTGGGAACAGTCAGATCTTCGCATTGATATTAACGAAATTCATAGAAATGCACTTGTCTATGGAGATTGCTATGCGATTGTATGGCCAGATGCTACTGGAATGATGAACATTGATTACAATTCACCGCTCACAACTACTATTGTCTATGACCAGGAGAATCCAAGAATCAAGTCATTTGCAGCCAAGATGTGGCAAACAGTTACTACAGATGGAACTAAATTACTTAAACTAAACCTTTACTATGCAGATAGAATTGAAAAGTATCTAGGTAATGGAGATATCGATAGCGTTTCAATGGCTGGCAACTTCCAGCTTGTTGAGACAGTAGTAAATCCTTGGAATGAGATCCCAGTATTCCATTTCCGCACACATAAGCCTTACGGACGCCCTGAACATGCTGATGCATATGGCCCACAGGACGCAATCAATAAGTTGATCTCAACACACATGTATTCTGTTGACTATCAAGGTGCACCTCAGCGTTATGCTCTATCTAATGGCGGAAACGCATCAGAGATGGAAGACTTTGCTGAAGATGACACAGCTAGAGAGAATATTGGAGCATTGAAGAATGGCCCAGGAGAACTCTGGTACCTACAAGGCGTTTCAGCTGTTGGACAATTTCCAGCGGCAGATCCAGGAATCTTTACTGGCCCAGTATCAGATTATGTAAACGCTATGGCTTCAATCACAAATACACCAAACCACTACTTCCTGAAGAACTCAAATATGCCTTCAGGCCAAGCATTGCGTGTAGCTGAAGCTCCACTATTCAAGAAGGTCCAGAATCGTCAATTGACATTTGGTTCTACTTGGAGAGACCTATTCAAGTTTATGTTTAAGGTCGAAGGAATCCCTGCTGAAGTAGAAATCAAGTGGGAAAATGCAGAATCTGTTGATTCGCTAGATAATTGGGACATAGCTGTTCGCAAGAAGTCAGTCGGAGTATCACTTCGTCAAATTCTTATTGAAGCTGGTTATGATCCAGAAATTGCAGATGCAGTAGTAGCAGAATCACTAGGACAACCTGGTGAACCTCTTACTCCAACATCTGAAGTAATAAATGCACACAACTACGCTCTAAAGCAAGCCGCTATAGAACGTGAAACCGTTGCCTTGAATGAACAAGGCGATGTTCCAGACACAAACGCCTAATTGGACGAGAAGGAAGTAAAAATGGAAGAAATGAATCAAGTAGAAGGTACATCTACAGAGATTAAAGACCCAGTAGCAGTTTTAGCTGCATTGGAACGTGCAAAAGCTGATGCGAAACGATTCCGTGAGGAAAAGGAAGCATTGGAAACTCAAGTTGAAGACTATAAGAATAAAACTTCACAGGTAAATAGCCAACTTCTCAATGAGAAAATAGCTAAACATTTATCTGAAAGAGGCATTCAAAATGCTGATAGATTGCTCAAATATATCAAGTTAGATGAAATTAAGATGTCCGACAATTATGAAATTGTTGGCCTTGATACTCAAATTGATGATTTGAAAGAAGATCTACCAGAATTATTTGATCCTAAAGTTATTGTTGGAGGAAAAGCTGACTCAGCAACTCAGGGTGCTGTAAATGCACCACTTTCTGCTTCAGAAATCCAAGCAAGGATGATTTTAGGTAGATAATACAGTAATTTATTGATATAATTACAGTTAGGCAAGATCTAAATGGACGTTTGGGCTTGCATCTTAAATAATTGGACGATTATATTAATTTCAAGACAAAAATTCATTTATAGAAAAGGAAACCAAAATCATGGCAAGATTAGATTTATCTACATATGCTAACGGAACTGGTAACGGCTACATTGCTGAAGAAAACTCTTCTTCAGTTGTAATGGCTACAAATCAGTTCTCAGCAATCGAATCATTGGCTCGTGTTGAAAACATGAATACAAGCACAAAGCTTGTACCACGTTGGTATGGAGACTCTCCTGCAGTTGTTGCAGAAGGTGGAACAATCAGCGAAGCAACATCATACAACGATTCACTCGTATTAACAGCTCGTAAGTGGGCTTCAATCCTTCACATCTCAGAGGAAGATCTTAACGATTCATTCCTAGATGTATTAAACCGCTTCAAAACTTCTTGGGCAACAAACTGGGCACGTCGTTTTGACAACGCATGCCTTGGTGTAGCAGCTGCTGAAAACGGAACAACAATTCCTTACACATCTGTATACCAGAAGCTTGCAACTGGCGGAGGAACAATTACTCCTACTGCTGGTGCAGTAACATTTGCTCACCTAAACGGAATCGTTGCAGCAGTTGAAGCAAAGCCAATGTTTGATCCATCAAAGATGGCATTCATTGCTCACCCTTCATTCGCTCAGTCACTTCGTGGCTTAGTTGACAACCAGAACCGCCCAATCCTTCAGGATCCACTTGGCGGAACAACACCAACACTCTTCGGATACCCAGTTAAGTACTCATTCGGTGCTCAAAAGACAACCGTAGCTACAGCTGGTGGAGGAATCGACGCTGGTTCAGACGGAAATAAGCTTCTTATTTTCGGAAACACAGACATGCTTATCAACGGCAAGCGTTCAACAATCGAATCACAAGTTTCTCGTGATGCGAAATTCGATACAGATGGTGTCCTACTCAAGATTCGTGCTCGTCGTGCATTTAAAGTTGCAGACGCCGATGCATTCGCAATTCTTGAAAAGACAGCATCATAATAGGAGGACAATAAATGCCATCAAAACTATACGGTAACTTCGTCCTCAAGGCTCTCAACAAGGAGATCGATTTCGATACAGATACCATCAAGGTAGCTCTTCTTTCATCTTCTTACACACCAGATCAGGATGCACATGACTACTTCAACGATGTCTCTGCAGCCGAAGTATCAGGTACAGGTTATACAGCTGGTGGTAACACACTAGCTTCAAAGACAGCCACATACGATTCTGCGAATAACGTAGTAATCTTAGATGCAGCTGATACAACTTGGGCGTCATCAACAATCACAGCACGTTATGCTGTAATTTATGACTCAACAGGTACATCAAGCACATCACCACTTATTGGATACGTCGACTTCGGTTCAGACCAGTCTTCAACAAGCGGTAACTTCACAATCACTTGGGATTCGACAGGTATTGTCCGAATCACAGTAGCGTAAGGTAATTACGCAATGGATGTAAAGGTAGAGGTTGGCATACTACAAGCGAAGGCTTGTTTAGTTGAGTCCAAGATTTCTGTCGAGCCCCTTTCTGAGACTTATACTCCAGAAATCTCCAACCTCTCCTTTACTCCTATCATCTCAATCTCAGGACACAGCATTTCAGCAGTCAACCCAGAATCCTATCAAATTGGAGTACGGGCTGCGGCATAACGCCAGCAGCCTATTTTTATGTCATATAGAAGCAATGTATCAGCATTAGCACCAAAGGTTAACTTCCAGGAATCATCAACAAGCGTTGGTACATATTCTGGTTATTATTATAATACTGTTGGTTTTGGAACATTAGGTGGTCAAGGATATGCTGGCGGAATTGTTGATACATGTATCAGACTTCAAACTCAAAAGTATATTGTAGGTTATGGAACTGGACAACCTTTATTTAATGACACAACATTTTCTATAGAATTATGGCATAAACACTATCCTTTAAATGACAGTGGAAATGGTAATATTAATTTATTTAGTGTTGGTACATCTTTTGTATCAACACAATACCTTAATCTTTATTATGATGAATCTGGATATGGATCCAGTGGTACTAAATACACAATGCAATGGCGTGGTGGTTCAAGCTATCCTACACAAGCGGTTCAATCAAATACTACAGTACAAAATAATTGGCACCATATTGTTGTAACATTTAGTCCATCAGCAGTTAAAATGTATGTTGATGGAGAACTTCAATCAACTACTACTCCAAGTATTCCAACTACATTTTCATTAGATAGTTTATCTCCAATGTTTTCAATTGGTGGTGGATCTAGATATAACTTCTATCTTGATGAACTTGCTCTTTATGGTCAAGAATTAACAGCATCTCAAATAGCTAGTAATTATAATTTAGGAATTACATCAGCTGAAGCATTAATGCCAGAACCATTGGTACGTACAAATAATCTTCTTGCACAAGCTTTATCAGACAAAGCAGCATATGCCTTCCCATTAGATGCAACCATTACAAATGTACAGGGTGCAGCAATGAATGGAAGAACATTTAGCACAACAATTAATACTGCAACATATCGGGCTGGAAGATCGGCAACAGGTGGAGCTGGATCATGGGAAATTGCAGACACTAATACAGTTGGAAATGAAATACAATTTTTAGAATCAACAACTCCAGTAATTACTCATGAAAAGGGATTATCTGTAGAATTTGCATTCTATTATCCAGCATATGCAGTTAACGATACTGGACGTAGAGACATAATGATTAAGAACTGGTCTGGCGGAGGCTGGGGAAT